AAAATTCGTTAGACTTATGTCTCGCCTATCTCCTGTGATTGATAATTACAACTAAAAATAAACATGTACAATTAATACAATTCTTGGTAAGGTGGATCTATAATGAAGAAGGATATGATGATGTCTGCTGAAGAACAAGAATTCTGGGAAGGTTATGAAGCTTGGCTCGATGAGCAAGCCGATCGTGCTGCATACGAACGTATGGTGGAAATGTGAATAACACGTTATCTCGCAAAGATCGTATCACCGCATACATTGCCAAATGGATTGTCGTGTACGTTGCATGCAATATCAATGCAGAAGCTGTACTGTCTCTCAGTATAGAAGCAGCTCGTTTATACAATGAAAGAATGGGTGATGACTAGATTTGTAAACAGATTCGTTATCTCTGACCATCATCTTGGTCATACGAACTCGTGGGAAAAGTTCAAGCTCGAGGACGGCAGTCCGCTGCGTCCGTTCACTTCGACCGAAGAGATGAACGAGACTATGATTGAGCGTCACAATGCCAAAGTGAAAGAGCAGGACACTGTCTACTTTCTTGGCGACGTGGTAATCAATAAGAAGTATCTCGAACTGGTAAAGCGTATGAACGGTCGTAAGATCCTCATCCGTGGTAACCACGACATCTTCAAGGACGAAGACTATCGTGAAGTTGGTTTCCAACAGATCCACGGTGTTCGTGTATTCGTGGATAAGTTTATTCTGAGTCATATCCCTCTGCATCCTGACTGCGTGACTGAACGATTCAAGGTCAATGTCCATGGGCATCTTCATGCTAATGAGATTATGATTGACGAAACTCTTATGAGTTCTAGTTACATGAAGCCCGATCCTCGATATCTCTGCGTATGCGTAGAGCAAACCGACTTCACACCTCTTCACTTCGATGAGGTAGAAGAAAGAATCCAACAACGTTGGAAAGATACAGGATATAAAGGTCCTGTAAAAGCATGTACAATTAATGCGTGGTAGTGTATACCAGAATCAGGAGAAAATTATATTATGACAATGCATCTTCTTGGTCCTGCTTACACTACCACTCATCATGGCAAGCGTAAGTCTAAAATGACGACGTCGAAGTACACCAAAATTGGTTTGGCTTGGCTCGAAGACTGTAAGTTTTGCAAGCGTATTGGTGTTAAGCCAAAGACGTTCGAAGAATATCAACAGTACCGTGCTGGCAACTACAAGCCCAAACTTCGTGGCACACCAATGCCTGATTACAATGTATCAGATCATCGTAAAAAGTATCCATCTCAGAACGAGATCGGTGTACACTACGCAAAGAATTCCTCTTACGAGAAAGAAAAGCTTGCCGTCAGTGGCAATTATATCATCGGCCAAGCCTATAATAAAGGCGGACTTGTTGTCCTTTCCAAGTCTGAAGCGGCCGATCCGGCAACTGGTAAGAGACGCGGTTGAGCATCGTGTTCCTCCTCTCATCGTTGCCGTTCTTGGCGATCTTGGGCTTCTTCCTTTGGGTCGGGTTCAAGGTCGCCAAGCATTTTTTTAAATTCGCTCTTTACGGTTTTCTTTTTATTATTTTGATTCTTCTCGCTTTAGGGGGTTTACAAAATTAGTTTTTTGTAGTAAGATGAACCTATGATTGACCATACACCAACTTATTCCGCCTTTCGTACGCCGCTCGCAATGGCCGGTATCGATTTTTACGACCATCATTTGGTCGGTCTGACATGGCCATATATAAACTGTAAAGGCAAACAGTATCACGTCACGATGCTTGATCAAGGTTGGGTGTGTGACTGTCCTGGTTTCAATTTCTATAATAAGTGTAAGCACATTACACAAGTGCACGAAAAGGTGATAGCAGAATGATTGTTCAAAACGCAGCGACATGCTTAAGTTGCGGAGACTTTATTGTCTCAAAGCATCGCCATGATTTTGTAGAATGCACATGTGGTGCGATCGCAGTCGATGGCGGCCAAGATTATCTTCGACGTATAGGTGACTTTACGAATGCGACTGATCACTCATGGTCTATAGACAGTGACTTATATTTCGATTGCGCGCAGGCCGTAAGCGACGCTCTCGATACAGGAAGAAACAATATCGGAGTCGCGAATGCTGTGTTGCGTAAGCTTCGTGAAGCTGGTCGTATTGTTGCCGAGCACGAACAGCGTATCTTTGCCAAGAACAAGAACCTCGACGAGATCATGGTTGAAGAAGCCGATGGCACCATCAACCGTTATAAGAAAGTTGTAGAATGAAGGAAGCTTGTATCGTCGGATTTGGAATGATCGATGCTTTAGGCGATAATCCCATCGATTGCTGGGAAAATATGCTTAACGATCGAGACTTCCATAAGCCTATTGAACCTCACGTACAAGAAGGACATGGATTGAAAGTCAAGTATGGCTTTTATCCTGAGGTCGAGATCGACGAGAATTTTACTAATCGTACAGTCCATTATGGAATGTATGCCGTCGAACAGGCTATTCATATGTCAGGTTTACCGCACTCCTCAAACGTAGGAGTAATCTTCTCTACATTAACGGGCGGGAATACATCGAAAGCCCGTGCACGTGCAATAGGAAAGCCTTTAAAGCCAAAGCAAGGACTAAAGGTTACTATCGATTATTTGTGTAGCAATATCTCTATTAAGTATGGTTACACTGGTATCAACACGTGTGTGTATTCTGCTTGTGCTACCGGTCTCGTAAGCATCGATTATGCCATGCGTTTTCTTGATGAATATGACTATGTAATTGTAGGAGGTTCTGATGCAGGAGTAAATGATCTTGACTTGGGCTTCTTCTCTGCAATGCGAGCTATCGGTACGAAGTCGATGCCTTTCGATAAAAATCGCGATGGCTTTATTATGGGCGAAGGCGCAGGTTGTATCATCCTTCAGTCGAGAGAAAAGGCCGAGGCGATGGGCTCGAAAGTCTATGCTCGCATTACTGGAGTTGCTAACGCTTCAGATGCGCTGGATCCTACTTCTCCTTCTGGCACAGGAGCAAGAGCATGCCTTGAAAAACTGGATCTTGAAGGTGTTGACTCAGTCAACTCGCACGGTACGAGCACGCCGCTCGGAGATATTTCAGAATACAACGTGGTTCGCGAGTTTACGGATGCACCGATTTACTCGAATAAAGGCAAGATCGGTCATACCTTCGCTGCGGCAGGTGTACTTGAAACGATTTACAGTGTACTGTCTATTCAGAATGGTGTGATTCCTCATACCGCTGGCTGTAAGGACACTGATATGGATGTTGTGATGGAGAACATCGAGACAGATGTCAAGAAGGTTCTTGTCAATTCATTTGGATTTGGTGGTAAATGTTGTTCAATTATTGTTGAAAAGGAAAAGTAAAATGTCTACTGGAATCACTGTAGAACTCAATTGGGAAACTATAGACCACGTCGTGGTCGAACAACTGCGTAATACGTGGGAAGCTCTGAAGGGCAACCTCGGTAATGGCGACTGGGTTTTTGTCTGGGGCGATCAGGAAGCTGATGATGCCGAGATCCAAAAGCACATCGACGCGCTCGAACTTCTCCTCAAGTGGTACTCCACTCCCGATGAGTTGGTAAAAATGGGACTCAAAGAAGGTGCCTAAGTATCTTGTAGAGACAATCGACTTCTTTCGCATGCGATATGTCGTGGAATGCGAGAGCGCAGATGATGCCAAAGATATTGTGACTTTCAAAGAGGCTGAAGAGTTCAGTCAATTATATCTTGACGAAACGATCACTTCTACTCGCGTGATTGATGATGCAGAGTATCTTCGCTTATTCGACGAGGATAATGACTATTTGAAAGAGTGGTCAGAAGAGCAAAAATTTAAATACGTACATAAGGTAGAAGATAATGGAACAGAATAAAGTATATACAATTAAGCTCATGTCTGGCGAAGAAATCATCTCTCGCGTCAAGCAAGAAGGTGGTGTCACCGAACTGTTGAAGCCTCGTACAGTTGGTATGGGACCTCAAGGTTTTGCTATGATGCCATGGATGATGTCAGCCCCTGATAACAATGTCGTAATCTCTGACACTGTTATCGTCGGTGCGACTGAAACGAGTGCACAGGTTGCTACACAATATCTGAAACAAGTAACAGGGATACAAGTATAATGTTAGAATGTTTAATTATGGGCGACTCGATCGCCGTTGGTACTAAAATGTTTGCTCCGAAAGAATGTGTATCATATTCGAGGGGCGGTTGGAATACTTGGCAATGGAACAAGAAGTGGGGTAAAACTTCGCTTGAAGCCAAGACAATCGTAATCAGCCTCGGAACAAACGATCATAGCGGCGTTGATACGAAAAAAGAGTTGACAAAAATTAGAACTCGTGTTAAGGTAGGCAATGTAGTATGGATTATGCCTCCTTGTAACAAAGGCTTTTGCAAACCTAAGGTCAACGCCATAGTAAAAAGCATTGCCGTAAGCTACGGAGATCGTATCATTGCTACATCGTATGTTCAACCTGATGATATCCATCCATCGTGGCGTGGATATAAAGATCTCGTAAAGAAAGCTGGACTGTGACACTTTTCGTTTTTATAGTGTTCATTATTGGAGTTACAGTGTATGGTATCCTTACCAATAAGATTACTCCAGAGGAACGCGATGAAATGTTAAACGATAAGGAAATGTGGCCGTGAATTTATTCATTCT